GCGCCCGCGTGACGGCGTTCGGCTGGATGGGGAAGCGGGTGTTCATGACTCAGGGCGGTACGCTTGGCGGGAAGGGTGGCGAGTTCCATGCGCTGCACGAGACGACCGACCAACGGGATTGGAACTTTCGGTGCCCGAAGTGCGACCATCTTCAGCCCTGGCTGTGGGAGATGGTTCGCTTCCCGGAGGCCGCGAAGGCGAGCGGGTCGTGGGATTTGAACGCCGTGGCCGACGGCACGAAGTACGAGTGCGCCGGCTGTAATACAATGTTGGACGACAATGCCGGGACGAGGGCGGAGGCGAACGCCCGCGGGGAGTTCGTGGCGACGAACCCGCTGGCCTATCACGGCAAGGTCGGCCTGCATTGGAACAGCCTCGCGACGATGAGCTGGGGCGAACTGGGCGTGATGATGCTCAAGGCAAAGGAGGCGAGCGACGTCTACGGGGACAACGAGCCGCGGCGCATCTTCAAGCAGAAGCGGCTGGCGATGGGGTGGCAGGAGGAGGGCGGGGAGATCGTGGCGGACGCGGCGGCCAGCGAGTACAACCTCGGGGACGCGTGGGAGGCCGAGGCCTTCATCACCGGCAAGGGCAAGGTCGTCGACGGGGTGGAGGCGCCGACGGGGAGCATCCCGTTCCGCACGATGGGGGTGGACGTTCAGCGCGGGCACTTCTGGGTCGTCGTCCGCAGCTGGGCGAGGTCTGGGCATAGCCGCCTCTATGCCTTCGCCAAGGTCGAGACGTGGGGAGGCGTCGAGGACTTTGCCAAAAAGAACGGGGTGCACAAGGCCCTCGTGCTCGTGGACTCCGGCGACAACACGACCGAGGTCTACCGCGAGACGGCGCGGCGTGGCTGGAAGTGCGCCCGCGGTTCGGGTAACGAGGACTTCGCGGTCACCGATCGGGACGGGAAGACGACACGCCGCTTTTATTCCGAGCGTCAGCGCATCCAAGTCCCCGGCCTACCCGGTCAGCCGGCGGTGCTCATCTCCTGGTCGAACCTTGCGGGGAAGGACTTGCTGCACGGGATGCGGGTGCGCCGCCTGCATACCTTCGCCCGGAACGTTGACACGTTTTATGCCGAGATGATGGCGAGCGAGGTGCGCGTGAAGGACAAGCGCACGGGCAAGCCCATGTGGATCATGCCGCAGGGCAAGAAGGACAACCATGCCTGGGACTGCGAACTTCTCTGCCTGTTGGCGGCGGTTCGGTGGGGCATCGGTAGCCGCGGGGAGGCGACGGCTGCGGAGCCGGTGGATGCCGCTTGACGCATGGTTGCTGGGTAGTTGTCTCATGGTAACCGCCGGCCCGGGACTTACGCGTGGGGCGTGGGTTGGAACAACCGGGTCGGCGGCCCCCTGTTGCCTTGCGATGCAGTATCAAATGGCATCCGGCATCTTCATTGGTCTGACCGAGGACGAACTTCTGGCAATCAAGGCCAAGGCGGTCGCCATGATTACCGAGGGCAAGACCCTGATGAGTTACTCTGACAGCGGGTCGTCGGCGACGAAGCAGTTCGCGATGAGCCCGAAGGAGATGCTCAGCGAGGCCATGTGGGCGCTGAGCAAACTTGACCCCCTGACCTACGGCTCGCGGCGTTCCGTCATCTCGACGAACTGGAACAACCCGATCGACGAATAATTTATGCCCCCCCGGAAAACGACTCCCCGCAAGAAGAAGGACGCCGAGGCCGCCAAGCCTGCGGGCCTCCCCACGCCGTCGGTCTCCTTTGGCGGCTGGCAGAGCGTCGGGCAGACCCGTTTGCGTCGGGGCATTTACAACGGCCCTGCCCAGGACTTGCGCCGGGACATGAAGCCGAGCGACCGCCTGACGATGGTCAAGCGGTGCCGCTGGGCCGAACGCAATAGCGGCCTGTTCAAGCAAATCCTGAACGACCTCGTCCTGTACACCGTGGGCGACGGCATCAAGCCCCAGTCCCATGCGGCCGACCCTGCGCTGGCTGACCGTTACGAGGCGTACTTCGCCGAGAAGTCCAAGCGCATCGACATCACGAACCGCTTTTCCTTCGCCCAGGTGCAGAGCATCCTGATGCGGGCGATGGCCCGGGACGGCGACTCCTTCGCGGCCAAGGTGCGGAACGCCAACGGCGACCCGAAACTTCAGCTCATCGAGGCCCACCGCGTCGGCGACCCGATGGACGTGCCGGCCCCCGAGGGGATGCACGACGGGTGCATCTTCGGCGCCTACGGTGAACTGATTGCCTTCAACGTCTACCGCTCGGACGGAACGAACCGCCAGATCCTGGCGCAGTCGATGATGCACGTCGTCGACCACGAGTACGCCTCGGGTGCCCGTGGCGTGCCTCTGCTCCAGCATTCCATCAACTCCATTCAGGACGAGATGGACATCCTTGAGCTCGAGAAGTTGGCGGTCAAAGATAACGCCGACGTGACCCGAGTCATCAAGAAGACGGGCGGCTACGTCGAGGGCGACATGGCTGCCGAGCTCGGGGCCGGTGCGTCCTACGAGAACATCGCGGCCCGCATGGGCGGCAAACTCATCGCCCTTGAACCCGGCGAGGACTTCCAGTCCTTCACGTCGAACCGCCCGAGCCCGACCTTCACGGGCTTCCTCGCGGCGCTGGAGCGTGACATCAGCCAGGGCGTCCTGCCCTACGAGTTCGTCAACGACCCGTCCAAGATTGGCGGGGCCTCGGTTCGCCTGATCACGGCGAAGAGCGCGCGGGTGTTCGGCAAATATCAGCAAATCCTCATCGAGCAGCTCTGCCAACCGACGTGGGGTTACATCATCGGGCAGGGCATCGCCGCCGGCGAACTGCCTGACGACCCGAATTGGGCGAGCGTCTCCTGGACGACCCCGAAGAGCGTGACGGTTGACGGTGGCCGTGACGCGGCGAACGACCGGGCCGACGTCGAGATGGGCCTGCTGTCCATGTCCGAACTGTACGCCCAGCGCGGCCTCGACTTCCGTACCGAGATGAAGAAGCGGGCGAGCGACATGGTTCACATTCAGCAGCTCGCGGCTGAGTACGGCGTGCCCTTTGAACTTCTGTTCCGCCCGAGCAACACCCCGCTCGGCACGGTCTACAACGTCGAGAAGGACGAGGCCGAAGAAGGCCCGGAGATGGAAGACGAGCCGGCCTCCGAGGAGGAGCCTGAGTCCGAAGACGAAACCAATTCCTAACACCATGACCAAGTTCCTCTTGAACGGCCTCAAGGGCCGCGAGCCCCTGCTGATTGACCCCGCCAAGGCGAGCGACCACGCCGCCCTCGCGGAGAAGTTCGGCTTCACCGATATGCTAGCCCAGTTGTTCGGCGCGGCTCCCGAGCCCTACGTCCTGGAGAACGGGACGGGTGTCATCCCGATTGTCGGGGTCATCGGCAAGGGCCTGTCCCCGCTTGAGCGCATGATGGGCTCCAGCGACGTGGACTCTGTCAGCGAGGCCATCGACAAGATGGCGGCCAACCCTGCGGTCGAGCGCATCGCCTTCCATGTGTCCAGCCCGGGCGGCACGGTGACGGGTGTCGAGGAACTGGCCAACAAGATCCGCGGCCTGAAGGTGCCGACGATGGCCTACACCGACAGCGAGATGGCCTCCGCGGCCTACTGGATTTCTTCGGCTGCCGACCGCGTCGTGGCCTCCCCTTCCGCCACCGTCGGATCGATTGGCGTCTACATGGCCATCCCTGACTTCTCCAAGGCCGCCGAGATGCAGGGCATCAAGATGGTCGTCATCAAGTCGGGCAAGTTCAAGGGCGCCGGCATCGAGGGCACGTCCCTTTCCGCCGATCAGGTCGAGAACCTGCAAGCCTCGGTTGACAGCATCCACACCGACTTCAAGGCCGCGGTCGTCCAGAAGCGAAAGATGGTCAAGGCCGAGACGATGGAAGGCCAGACCTTCAGCGGGAAGCAGGCGGCTCAGGTCGGTCTGGTGACCGGGCTGGCCGACTCGTTCAACGCCGCCCTGGCGTCCTTCTAAGTTGCCCGACACCGCAAAACCAAATGACCATCGAAGAGCAGCTTCACGAAGCCATTGCCGCCTCTGTCTCCCTCGCTGTCGAGCGTGACGACCTGCGCGCCACCGTCGAGAAGTTGACCGTCGGCGCCGCCGATGAACTGACCGCCGCGAAGGCCGACATCGCCGCCAAGGACGCCCGCCTGGGCGAACTGACCGTGGCGGTCGACGGCCTGTCCGCCGAGCTCGTGGCCCTCAAGGCTACCCTCGCCGCGATGGAAGGCGAAAAGGTCAGCGCCTCCAAGGAAGCCGCCAAGATCGCCGCGTCGGTCGGCGTGTCCCCTGTCCAGATGTCCCCGGCTGACGCCGCGGTGACCGCCCCCGAGGCCGTCGACCATGTCGCCGCCTTCCTCGCCCTCCCGGTCGGCTCGGCTGAACGCGCCGCCTATTTCAAGGCGCATCAGTCCGCCATCGTCCGCGGCATCTTCTAATTTTCTCCCTCATCCCTCATCCCTAATCCTACAATAAAAAATGGCCAATAGCATCACCGCGGCGCCCGCCGTACTCGCCGAAGGGGTCATCTCTTCGCTTCGCAACAAGTTGCCCGTCCTCTCGGGCATCTCGACCGTCTTCTCGTCCCGCCCGGGCGTGAACGGCCT